CAAAAACACACCGGATGAGCTTGACGTTTCAGCGCGGCTGAGTAAACTGGTTCAGCTGCTGATCGATGACCCAACGGATTTTGTCGAACAGGCTCGCCCTCTATTAAAATATGGTTGATCACCTTGTAAGAACCAGCTGGGTGGTCACCGAGAGGTTGAGTAAGCATTTTTCTGGTTTCTGCTCTCACGCAAGTCGCTCTGATTGCCTGGTGCCAGGTGATCAAGGGGGGCCTCTCACTTACTATGGACATCCTCAAAGATCTTAAAGAAATCAAAGAGACGCTAGCCAGCATCGATGTCTCGCTTCAACTTTTGGCAAACAAATCCGAAAAACGCACGACTTGTTTTGTCAACAAGCGCACAATTTGCCACAGACTGAACATTCCGGCTGTTACTTTGGACAAGCTAATTCATCAGGGAATTGTGTCGGGAGGGGAATCCGGCCTGGTAGAAGGTTTGCATTACTGTAAAGTTGATCCGGAAGAAAGAAACAGCAGCAAGTTTCTCTACGATCCATACGCCGTTCTCAATTCCGCCTGGAAGAATTTTAAAAATGACTAAATCAAAACCTGTTCAACATCTAAAGCAAATGCTCTTCAGCGGCGGTGAGACCGACCGCATGATCTCCGCTGGTGTCGTGCGTACGATTTTCGCCGATATCACTCGTTTATATTTTGAAAACAAGCAGCAGCGTGGCAAAGGAATTTTAGTCTTTAATCCGGAACAGCCAGACAAGAGCCGTTATGTCACTGCTAATGATATTGAGGACGACATCGCTCTAGCTCAAGAAGCCTGCAGCGATTCTCTAGTCGAGTCTTTAGAGATGGTTCTAAAAGTAATCGAGAAAGAATCAGAGTCCGACATCGCTTTAGTCGCAACAATATCCGAGTTAGGCACGATTGCAATTTACCCAATCGATCCAGACGAGATCAATAAGATGATTGACGAATTGAGTAATGGTCTTATCATCTAGGGATTTTGTCTCACCGATTGAATTAATTGCAACGACTACCTCGTTCTTTGGAGGTGAGATTGAACTTGATCCTGCTTCAAGCGAGATAGCTAACTCAGTCGTTCAAGCTAAAAAATATTTTAATTGGAAACAAAACGGTTTAATTCAAGACTGGAAGGCAAAAAACATCTATTTGTACCCACCACGGGATACGCTGCTGAAAGCTGAGCAGCCTAAGCCAACGAGGCTCTTTACCAAAAATTTACAGTTTCGTAAATCGGCGCAGCGCGCGTGGCTTGAGCTTGCGTACCACAAGTGGCTCAGACGAGAGTTTGATCAAGGAATTATTTTCTTGACTTCGACAGAAGTGGCTTTAATTGTTGTGCAGAAATTAGGAATTGATTTCCCGATTTGCATACTTAAAGAGCACCCAAAAAATCTTGGAGGAAAACAAAGAGCTAAAACCTATTCGAACTAGTAAAGTATTCGGGTTTGTTTTATATATGCCGCCTGTATTAAACCAAGACGAACATATTAGAAACTTTTATAACTTTTATAGTACCCTGGGGCGGGTGTATGTTCAATAGGATCTCTAGTATCCCAGTTTTCGTCTGGGCCGTACTTGTCTTCTGTTCCGAAACCAACGCCTACAGGACGTGAAGCTTGCAGGCGACGCCTAGACTCATCTAAAGACTTTCTAGCTTTATCTATCCGATCAGTTCCGAAAATATCGCCAGCAAAACGAAAGGACTTAGGGGCTTTATCCACGTGCTCTGAGCGTCGAAATATTCGACTTTCAGCTTTTCGTTCTGGTGCTGTTTCGCGAAGTTGAGCCATTAAACGTTGTAGGTCATAAGCTTTGACGCTGTGGCACTTGGATCCACTAGACGTGCTGAATAAGCTGCCAGAGAATCCCCACCGCCTTTAATTAAAGCTTGTGAACCGGGGTCCCCGTAACCAATCAAAGGATTATCAATGTTGTAACCTTTCTCTGAAAAATCTAAAGAACCATAAATAGCTGCAGGATCAACCTGAACAATGTCAGGATTTAAAGCTTGTCCCATATACAGAGGGTTTGCAAGTTGACTGTACTGTTTTACCGCTGAATCAATATCAATAGCTAAACGCTGACGTTGATTTGTAAAAATCAGGATCAAAATTATAAAGAAGATCAGAACCGCGACCGGAATTGTTCTTCAATAACATCTCCATAACGCTCGTAATACTCCTGTAGAGCATCTTTTCCAGTAACACCATAAACGTTTTCTGAGATATCAAAAACATTAAACATATCTTCTAATGTTTTTTTCACTTTCTTTTTTAATTTTTTTTTGTAGATTCTTTTAATAAACTCAGAGTCAAACCCAATCTGGTTATCACCAGTTAAAGATTGATAAATATCTGCACCGGCACCAATGCCTTTGACAACCTTAGGTAAATTTTCGCCTACTGAGCTCCAAAAACCACCGCCACTACTGCTTTTGCTAGACGAAGAATCTGGAGGAATTACATCGACAATAGGCGACCCCCCAGAATAGTCATAATCCCTCCAAGACCCACCAAAAGAAGAAGACATTTGTACAGATACTCTTACTACTAGATTACAGCTTTTCCGGGCGCAAAAGCAGCCCATGCAGTCTTCATAAGATCAGGAATTTTAGCTTTAGTTTTTTCTTTTTCACTTTTAAGATCTTTATATTTATCTTCTAATCGTCTGACGTAACTAACCAACTGTTTATTTTTGTCTAGTAACTCAGGACTATCGCGATAAATAATTTCAGGATCATCATCCTCAACTTTCGGAATAGTTAAATTTGTTTTGCTTCTACTAGCCACGAGATTTGCAAGTTTTTTGTCCATATCATCTGAGCCGGAAAGACTACCTAAGGCTTCTCGTAAAAGTTGATAAGCAAGAATCTGTTGTTCTGAATCTGAAGAAACAGAAGCTTGATCAGACGATCCCGGTAAAGTCGTGGCTGTGTAAGAGCCATACATAGGATCGCCAAGAGTTTTCTGAGCTCTCTGGTAAAGAGAACCGCCAGGAAGAAAACTCTGTAAAGAATTCGCGACAGATGTACGGTTTGCGTCTTGCGCATAAATATTTGCGTTAGGGTTTCCTCCTAAAATAGTTGCATATAGCTTCTCAACACCCATACCAGGCTTGTAACCACGGCCTGCTAGCCACTTTTCAACATGTGGTAGTTGTTCACGAATTGTGTATTTACCAATTTTGGTAGGGTCTAAGCCAGCCTCACTTCTTTCAGGGCCTCCAAACTGAATCAAACCGTAATAACCACCACCAGCGCCTCCCCATATATTTGGCTGATAGTCTTGATTCTTTATGAATAACAGCACCAAATTACGTATGGATCTACACCCAAACGTTTAGCAGATTCAAATATTGCTGCTCTGTCTGCGGGATTAAGAACTCCAATATTGTTAGACATTAGTTTTAAGGTTCGTCGAATATTTCTATATTAGGATCAATAATTACGCCAAGTTCGTCTGCCACGGCTTTGTAAGCACGCTCCCGGCAAACAAAACGAAAAATTCGTTGCCACAGGTACTGATCGCGGTCCTTGCCTTTAAGTTCGCGAGCGTCGTTACGAATACGAGTCAGGGTTAAACTCGTCTTCGAGGGTCAGGCCGATTGAGAGATTTTCAGGCTCCACTTAAATTCAGCCGCTGAATTTATTCTACGCGGAGAATCTTAGCGGCATAATTTTTTTGCGCACGTAACTATATGCACTCTATGCTCACCATGCCTTACAGCTCCAATAGCCAGCACTTAGTTTAGACTTCTTCTCATCACAGCTGTGACGAGCACGAAAGTTCTTGCGGCGCTCAGGATCGTCACTGCGATTTTCCATGTTTGCATCGCCAAAACCGCACTAAAGCGCACCTTGTCACCTTCTTTAGCTGCGACAGCAAACTGCTTACCACCTTGCACATCGCGCTTGGGCTTGTTATAGCCGCTGAATACTTCTCCAGCGACTCGGGTCTTAGCCATCTCAAATTAAATAATTACCTTCATTATACTAAACACAAACCTTAAAAAACTCTGTGTGACTGGTTCACCGTGTAATTCCTAAGAGATTCCTGCTAACGTTCTGCTGTTGCGATTATTCAACACGCACATTTCAATGGAATCCGCAAAACTTCTCACTATCGCTCAGACCGCTGAGCTCCTCAACTGCTCCGCTGGCTTCGTACGTAAGCGCATCGCCCTTACGGAAATGAACCAGCCTGGTGGTTGGCCTAAGGGCACCTTCGTGAACCTGCAGCCCAACGGCGCCAAGTCTCTCTACCGCATCAACCAGGAAGCACTTCAGAACTTCCTCAGCGGAGAGGATCAGGCAGAAGAAGCTACAGTAGAAGAATCGGTTGAACCCTGCGCTACCGGCACCTGCTCCTTCTGATAGCTGACTATGGCCTCCTCGGACCTTACTGACCTTCTCCAAGCTGCTATGGCTCCCACGGAGGAGATTGTGACTGAGGAGGTCATTGTTACCAAGGAGGCGAGCTTAGACAACTTGGTTTACAAGCTTGTTGAGTTCGCCTCCTACAACTACCAGCTCAATACTCAAGCGCATCTTCTGCACCTCAACATCGAAGCACCTTTCTTTCTGGCGGTGCATAAATTTCTCAAGAAACAATATCAGCAGCATATCGATGATTTCGATGTCTTAGCCGAATTGGTGCGTAGCATGGATTTTCTTCTCCCTATGTGTCAAAAGGGACTACTAGGTGCTTATAAAGGGTTTAAAAACATTACTACGTACGAAGCGCGACCGTCACTAACGCTTTACATTAAAAATCTGGAAAATGGAGGATTTATGGGTAAGGAGTTGGTAGATCTTGCACGCGAAGTCGGCGCTCCCGATGCAGAAAACGAAATCGCTGAAATCGTAGGGCACTTGTTTAAATCAGCGTGGATGTTGAAAAAGCACACTACGGAATTACTAAGTAAGAGCCCAACCACCGGCAAACGCTACATATAGTCCACTAGGACTACCCGTGTCGTCTGCTTTGTACAGCAAGGTTCCACTAGGTCCTGTTCCTGTAAGTGTTCCTGTATAAATTTCAGCGCACGGAACACCAGTAGCTGTTACACCACCAGATGAAACAAGAGAGCCTAACGAACCAGAAGCTAAGACAGATCCTAAAGAACCAGACGCAACAAGAGCACTATTTGCAAATAAAGCACCAGAAGCAATCGTTACGGAAGCAATGCTTGCTGTATCGGCAAAAGCTGCTCCAACTTTCTGCCAAGCAGATCCGTTCCAAACCTGCATATAATACGGACTGCTATCCTCGACCCACAGCTCTCCTACTGAATTGCCCGCAGACCCAACTGGAGAAGAGTTAGGGGCAGTACTTCCGTAATGCGGTGGGCCTACCTTGCGAATAGAAGATGCAGAGTCTCGAAAGTACAGACCAGGGTCAGCAGCGCCAAAGCTTAGAGCAGCTTCACCTGCCTGTACAGTTGCAGTGTTTGGTCGATCGGAAGCGTTACCCGTACGCTTAGTTAAAAGAATAACAGGAGTAGAAGCCATGTTTAATAAGTACCGCCGTTGATACTAGAAGGTAGAGAAGGAGGAGGAACTACAGCACCATTTAAATAAGAACCACCATCGTAAACAATCGTTGCTCCACTAATTAAAACACCATTTTCATAGTAACCTCCGTCAATGACTTGAATTGTTTCAGGAGCGGGAGGTAGGAAAGGATTATATTGATCAAGCTGAAACACCTCGAATCCACTCGCCGTAACCTGAGTAGTGGTTCCAGAAGCAAGAGTATCAAAATTAAGAGCTTTTACCATCGTAGGCATCATATCCGAATACATCATGTGTACCGGAACAGTGCTTTGAGATGGTGAGTACTTCTGCCACCAGATTAAGTCTCTTTCACGGTTTTTAAAATCTGTGCTTTTGTCTAAAGTTCGCTGAAAATATTCGCGATATCGATCGTCCATTGGTTCATCTGTTGGCTGAGAAAGCCAAGGTGCAGCAAAGCTATTATCGCCAAACCTATTTTTCATGTCCCAGAAGGAAGCATAAATATGCTTACACCATCGAGGTGCATAATAAAATAAATTAGGATCTGAGTAGCTCGTAGAGTTATCTCTGTATGAAGGTAAGTCTAGTATTCTTTTAACATAAATAAAACCAAAATCACGAGCAAAAGCCAGGAAAGTCTCTAGTACTTTGTCTACGTTGCGGAGATGTTTCGTCGCCCGCATCATATGTACCAGGTTTTAGATCTTGAGGCGTTGTATAAGGGTACCGGCGCTTAAGATTGTACTTGTACAAGTTAAAGTCTTCGCGAGCAAGATAATCAGGACAGTTGCATCCGAATCTCATTTCAGTTGTAAAGTATTCACCCGGTGTGGGTAGGGAAACAGCAGGAGCCGCCAGAGTCTCGTTATCAACCACGCTCCAACTGTTATCGATACTGGTAGATATAAATAAGCTGTTGTAAATAGGAGCAAACCCAGGAGCTAGGGGAGTTGTTCCGTTGCCAACACCGACAACCGTGTAATTATTGAAACTTGTTTTTTCGATACCATTTGCATCAAAACGATCAGATAAAACTTCACCTTCAAAAAAACTAACCGGAGGACCAAAGTTGCTATTTAGTTGAACTGCGTACAGATCAGTATCAACTTGCGTTACAGATTGAATTGAGTAACCGTAGTCAAGAAAACTAAAGGAATCTCTAGGACGGATGGCAACCATCCTCATTCCCATATCTTGATCCGTAGATGGATACATATAACAAACACCAGGCAAACGCTGTGCCTACCCCAACAGTGCCTGAAATAAAATACCTAAAAGAATAATTCAGACCAACATAAGCCTGTTGGGAATACATATATAGTTCATAACCTCTACGCCATCTTGTCCATAGAGAAGCGTAATTGTAATCAAAAAGAATACTAAAGTCTTTTAAGTTAAATTCAGGACGAAACTTAGCCTCCCACGGTTGAGGCCGACTTAGTTGTGATGCTTTGTCAAAACTCTTAAAACCATCAAACCCAAACGAAGATTTTTTCGGCTTGTGGTTATGAAAGTTGAAATTATCTGATCCCTTTTTCCTGGCCACAGATCAATAGAATCCGCCCTGACGCAAGCCAGGTAACACCTGACGCGCTCAAACTACCAGACACAGCATTAGGACCCTCACCCAAATAACCTACACAAAGAATATAACCTTTTTCAAGATAAAGACCTTCCATCTTGCCGATCTGCACTGAACGAGCAAGATTTGTGTCTCCTACTTGAGGTACAGGAGCATTTATAGAGGGAAGTTCAATCCGCTGAAGAAGACCTTCGGTAGCACCAGAAAGACCGACTTCAAACTTACCAATCATCATGGCAGCTGAAGTTGAAGGCGCTGCTTGGTTTTGGCGCGTAAACGTAAATACCAAACGCCGCTGTGTACATCCCAGCGTCATCCTGGTAGCTTTCGTTAGATACAAGAAAAATATCTTCAACTAAAGCCGCATCCTCGGAAGGTAGATCGCCCACACGGACGAGTTGAATTAGATCCGTAAAGTTTGGATTTGAAGCGTCAACCGTTGTGGTAGCACTGGTAAATTTAGCGCCCCTTAAAAAAGGGCGGTCGATAAGGCACGGTGATTTATTTGTACTAGTGCTAGCCAATGGTCAACTCCTATTTACTATAAGTTTAGTCTAAAGACAGTCGATACATGCCTAAATCTGTACCGAGACCAGCAGACATGTTTCGACCAAAGTCCAGATCACCTAATGTACTCTCATCAAAAGACGTAGCTGCTGCTACCTCCTTGGTTACATCAGGCACAGAAGGAATATCCGACTCAACCTTAACTGCACTAGGTTGCATTTCCTGAGAACGTTCTAGTTCGCGAATTCTTTCCTCAAGGCTGCGAATTACATCTTGTTGCAAACGACCTCTTTCCGTGGAAAAAGCGTTGCGTGGATCGTTAAAATAACCAGCCATGCGAGATCCTGCAAAACGATTATAAGCAGGAGCTTCACCACGAAAGGCTCGGATTGCATCACCAATGTTTCCAGCTAACCCGCCAAAAGCAGCTAAAGTTTCCGCAAAAATTGTTGCTTGAAGAAGAAGGCGTTGTGGGGACAGGTGTCGGAGTTCCGTAAGTCGCAGGAATAAAACTGGGAGCGCTTGTTTGAGCTTGATAGTTTGAAGGAATAAAGCTTCCGACGTTTATCTTTTAGTTGACCGTAACCCATGCTGGGAACATTTAAAGCCTCCCCGAAACCAAAAGAAGGAGTGTTTGCGTTGTAAAAACTATTTGTCACGATTAGTTACCCCCTCAAAACAAAGGACGACCAGCACCAGCATTACGCATCAGATCCTGAGTACGCTGCAGTTGAGGCTGCTCCATAGGACGAGTAGCGTCACGCAGTTCATATGCTTGCTGGGTAACTCCGTTCAAAGCATTACGAAGACGCTCTGAAGTAATAATATCAGCTGTAGCTTCGGAATTACCCACGGCGTTTGCTTGATTATTTGAACCCATTGGAGTTACAACTTGAGAAGTCGTAACTGACTCAGGAGATTGTTGATTTGCAGCAGGATTAACCATGGAACGACGCTGCATCTCATAAACAAGCTCAGGATTAAGCTTGGCCCACTTATCTAACTGCTCAGCAACTTGGCTCTCAGCAAATTGCTGTGCTGCGTAATTAGCAAGTTCGTTAGCTACAGCTGGATTCTGTGCATAAGCTCGGCGAGCCGCATAGTAATCAGAAATGTTTTTGTAGGAACTAGGATCTCGTGGCTCTAAAGCACGTTCAGCAGCAGCTTGCATAGGAGCAGACTGAGCAAGAGCCGCACGTCGATCACTAGCTCCACCATCTCCAGCAGTAACAATCATGCGCCCAGGAGCTGAAGGATCTGTAGATGCAGGCATTCGTGCAGCAGCAGTAGCTGCAGATTCAGCAGCAGATGTATCTCCTAAAGGACGACCATTTTCGTCTCGAATCAGAACTCTTGAACCGGTAGACTCGCCGCCACCTTGAGTTCCCGCAGATGTCGGGACAGATTGATCGCCACCGAACATACGGGCCAACATCCCAGCACCTAGTGCTCCTCCAGCAAGTGCGGTACCAAAACCAGCAGGTGTTTTGAGAAAATCAGCAACTTTGCTCAGATCACCCATCTGAACACCGCCATTTGCAGCCCTAGCGGCGGCAATAGAACGCATAGTGTCTGGATCCATAACCCGCACATCCACGGGGATATTGGTGAAAGATTCACCTGTGTCAACGACACCACCAGGGAGAGCGAACTAATGCACCTGGTTCACCACCGGGCATAGCAGCCATCGCCCTACTAGTTCCGGCAGGAGGAACTGCTATCTGCGTACCTGGAGTAGTAGCTAAAGCTCCGCGAGCTGCTGCCCTTGCTTGATCCAAAGGCATTCCTAGATCTAGATAACGAATAAACGTACAGTTCCGTCGGGAGCGACTAAATCGTTAACAAGATTGCCTCCGGTGATACCGTAGTAATCTTCTGCCTTAGCCGCCATCTGACGGAGTGCATTAAAAGTTCCAGGATCATTCTGAGCAAGAGCTAGAGTTTCAGGAGTGTAAGGAACAGGAGGCGCAGTTATTTCTGGACCCCGCGTGGACGTAAAATCAGGCTTGGGACTGGTTCGAGAAAAAAGATCTGTTTGACCAGGAGCTTGACGAACTCGCCCGGTTGCCACTGGTGCTTCGGAAGCGCCGCGAGCAGTTTGTGTTAAAGGAACGTCAGTAGAGCGAACAAATGGTATACGACCTCCAGTAAAGTTTTGAGCTGCGCCTTTAGTTGTCAGCAGCTCACCCTGCTTCATGGCAGGAGTACTAGTGGGAATCGGTCGAGCAGGGGGAGCAGGAGTCCTAAATTGACGAACAGACTGCGCGGCTTCACGAAGAGCTTTAGCCCGAGCAGGATCAACACCCTTCAAAAGAGGAGCAATCCCTTCGCTCATGCCCATTCCCCGAAGAACCATATCGAGAACAGGTAACGCGGTATCCACACCGCGACCGCCCAAACGAACAAGTTCTCCTAAACCTTCTTTCGACACAATAAAATCTGCTATTTAGATATAGTTTAACGCCAATTGGCGTAGAAGTATAACCTGTCAGCACGAGAAACATCTGGAGGACCAGGGATTGCCTGAATAAATTCGCCTCCACTTCGTTCAAACCGATAACGTGCAGCCACGGGGTCCTTGTAGTTCGGCACATACAGCATCTCAGCTAATCTGCCGCACTCATACATATAGTTCTCTCGCCAAACACGAGTAACTTCTCGTTTATCTTGAATCGAAATGGATCGACTAACGTCACCAAGGATAGTTTCTTGACGACTCGTGGCTCGACCGGTAGCAAGTTCTGTTAAGCGCTCAGCTTCCTCACAGCGCTCAATCTGTTGTACTATTTTGTCATAGTAGAACTCACTTGGAATACTATTACAAGCTTCTAGCAACCTTGCGTAATCACCTGCGGGAACAGTAGCGATATTATAACCTAAATGATACGCTGTACGACTAAAGTTATAATCATCTAACTTATAACCAAATACCTGCGCAGGGTTACGTGTAAGTTGATTAATCGCAGCATAGATTACTTCTCTTTTAGAAGCATCCGTACTGGTTGCATTAAACGTTACGACCTTGTTGAGCTAGATAACTCTGGATCTGCTCAAGTTCGTTTTGAGAAAGCTGCGCCACTAACTTCGACCATTACGTATCTTTATTCTACGTAAACATCTCCGCTTTCAAAACTTGATCCCAATCCACACGTTTAATCGACTTAAGCTGATCTAATTTTGTAAATTTTCACCAGGGAGCGATTTGACGTAGGTCAATAATCTCACGCGCAGTCTTAATGCCTACGCCGGGGAGAACCTGGGTCAGGCCCTCAGGAGTCAACGTATTTAAGTTGATTCGGTTGTCAGTTGGGATTTGTGGACGCACGACAGCAACTTTCCTTTTGGAACGGCGGTTCCTTAACGGAGGTTCGCTTGCCTTAGAACTTTTATCTTGGGGCATCTTCGATCTGATCTTTATGAGCAAAGAAAACTTTGCCCGAAGTGTTGGAGCGAACCATAAAGTATTCGCCCTCATCGTGCTTAGAAAGGACTTGAACTTTAATTCCACTGGGTTTGTAAATGGTGTCAGACATAGAACAAACAGTATATGAGCAGTAGTTTAATCTAAATCTGCGTAAAATAGAGCAAGAATCAAAATTTTATTATGCCTCAGCAAAATCCGGTTAGGTTTGCTGGTGATGCGCTTAAAAGAGTCGTAGGACCTTTAACTGATATTATCGGGCCTATTACAGAGCTGCTAAACCCTACAGAACCTTCAATGCTCCAAAAAGCAGTAAATGCAGGTGTCGTGGGAGGAACTGAAATGATGTTTACAGCAGGATCAAGAGGCTTAAACGCTATTCCTCAAGTCCTTGACTACAGTCGAGAGTTTACTCCTAATGCGCCACCGGCTGTGCGTGATACGCAAGACTGCGCAGGTTTATTTAACACTGAAAATCTGACAAGAGAAATAGCCACACGGTTAGTCAGCGGAAGGCCGAGTGACTATGTTCAAAGTGGGAAAGCTCAAAGGGCTCTAGAAGACGTGCAGGAGAAATAGTCGTCGTCGGACAGGAAAAATTTGGTGGAATTGCCTACTCTGATTATGCCGCGCTAAACAAAAAACCCCTCCCGAAGGAGGGGCTCATGCGGTTCACCTGATTGAATTCTATCAAGCAGGCGTGGTTGAGGTATAAGCAGAGGACTCAATGAGGCCATCGGGCTGAAGGGCCACAGCTTGGCGCTCAGGAGCTTCGTCAGGAACGATCCAGCAAACTTCGCAGATTGCGAGAGCCTTGTCGTTACCAGACAGCTTATTGACTCCGGCGCGAGGATCATAGATACCCGAACCTTGAGCCAGACCAGAAGCAGCAGCACCGCCGAGATCGGTGGTGGTGAACAGCTTCCACTGGGTTTCTGCAGACAGAGCAGACAGGGAGCTGGAGTTGATGATGTTCACAGAAGCAGTGCTTCCGTTAGCGATCCGGCTGGAAGAACCGGTCACAGACACACCGAACTGACCAGACACGACAGTGCCGTCATCAAGCAGACCCTCGCCCACAGCGGGGACCAGGGAAAGTTGAGGAGTAGCAGAGCCACCGGCAACACCGCTGCTCACCACATCGCCGCCGTCAACGCGCAGAGAAGCACGATAAACGTAAGCGGTGGCAGGAACTTTAATGCCGTCGGTGATATCAGCCCGCACATCCTTATGGAAGTCAGGAGAGGGGATGATAACGTCAGCGTTCAGGAATGGCTGCTCAGCAGAGTTCTGACAAGACCCGTAAGGACGGGTGTAGTAAGCCAGCTGATTGTTGGTGCCCAGAGCCTGATAGCTCAGATCCACATAGCCGATTGCCTGTTGGGCAATCCAGCCGGGACGGAAGACCCACGCCCACAGGGCCACCAACGGGCTGGTTGGTGTAGCTCGTCTGAACGCCATTGGCGTTCTCGAACTGCATGGTTTTTTCTTCGTGCCAGTAACGAAGAACGTTGGTGTAGTTGCCGGGATAAATCTTGGCAACGTGGAGCTGGTTGGAATTAATAGCCATCGTTAGTTACCTCCTCAAGCGTCGAAAGAGTAGGCAACGGTCACGAAGTCTGCGTTAAGCAGTTCGAAACCAGCATACAGACTCCAGATCATCATGATGAAGCGGCTGAAGTCATCGTTGTTGTTGAGAAGCACCTGAGCGTTGTTACCGCCGATGCCCACGCCAACAGATTGAGGACCGAAGAACATACCGATCGCAGAGTTGTAGTCAGCGGTGCTGCTAGCAATCGTTGCGTTCTGGGTCTGGGAAGGCATGTTGGTGGATTCGAAGAATCGCACACCCTCAAAGACAAAGCCAGTCGGCATGATCGGCTCGCCAGCCACAAAGGTGGCTTGACCGAAGCCTTGACCCATGTACAGTGCAGCGTTGGGCTGCATTGCGGACATGAGCGGGTTGATCTGACCGTTACCGGGATAACGAGCCACCTCGCGGAAGTCGCTGTTCTGACGCAGGTGCATCAGGAAGGTGGGATCGCAAACGCAACGATAGAAACCGTCCTGGTAGGTCGGAGTGTTGCGCTTACGCAGG